GCCTGCACCGCAGCGGCCAGACCAAAGATGTCTGGGTCTATGTAATGCTGACCGAGAAAAGTATTGACGAACGTATATGGGCGGCGCTGCACGACAAGCGTGCGGTGTCCGACATAGCCTTGGAAGAGTTAAAATGTTGACACAACAATATGTTTCAGAGTTGTTTAGTTACCGCGAAGGAAAGCTATTTTGGCGCGTTAGCCGGTCGCATAAAATCCGCGTAGGCGACGAGGCGGGGTATACCCGAAAAGATAATGGCCGACGGATTGTAAGCGTTGACGGGAAACTAATGTACACCCACAGATTAGTGTTTCTGCTGCACAACGGTTGGCTTCCTGACGAGATAGACCATAAAGATAACGATGCGTCTAACAACCGAATTGAAAACCTACGTGCCGCTACGCGCGCAGAAAATCAATGGAACACACGAAAACGCGCCGACAACAGTTCTGGTGTAAAAAATGTTGTGTGGTACGCGCCGACTAAGCGTTGGACCGCGCAAATCCGCGTAAACGGTCAACGTAAAAGACTAGGGTATTTTCGTAATATAGAAGATGCTGCCGCCGCCGTAAATGCAGCGCAGAAAGCTATGCACGGCGCATTTGCAAACACTGGAGAATTGAAAAATGAGTAAACTAAACTGGCGGTCGATGATCGCCGTGCTGTCCGATCTTACGGAAGCCCAACTGAAAGACGCGCTGGACGTTGAACTGGAGACGCACAAGCGGCCCGCCCTCGCCCGGCGGTTGCATCAGCGGTACTCTGCAATGCGAACGGCGCGGGAGCGCGGCGAGATTATGAAAAGGCTAAAGAAATGATAGACGACAAGAGCGAAGCCGGATCGTGGGCTGAAGCGTTAGCGTTCAAGGACGCCGTCAACCCTGACCATTACAAGTCAGGCGGCATAGAGGCCATCGACTATATTCAGGCCAAGCTGTCGCCGGAAGAGTTCGCCGGTTACTGCCGCGGTAATATGCTGAAATACTTGAGCCGCTTAGGCCATAAGGACGAAGCGGCTCAAGAGATGCGTAAAGCTATTTGGTACGGTGAGCGTTGGTTACAGGCGAGGGACACTCGCGCGTAGGAACGCAAGAGCGCCCGCGGTAAAGGCAGCGTTAGCCGCCGTCATCAAGTCAGCGTCGCCGACCAGATAGCTGGCGGCGGCGCTGAGAACGCCCATTGCAGCCAGAACGTATGTGCGATAACCTTTAAGCATATTACTTCTCCTTCGGATAAAACGCCCAAGGCAGTTCCCAATGCGGGCCGTCCTTGAACGCACGCCAATCGCCGCCCCATTGGAGCGGGACTTTCTCGTCCGCCGCAGCGGACTTTACTATTTTAGCCAGCCGGTGATACAGTGGCCAATCCCATGAAACTTTACCGCCGATCATCGGCGCCAGATCGACAGCGTGTCCGGTGATGTGACGCGAGTTCATCGTCTTTGATGCGCCTTGGGCGACCAACTGCTTCTGGCGTTCTACGGTACGCAAGCCTTCTAGCACCGTGAAGTCTAAGTCGGACATCGCGGCGGCTTTCTTGACGACGCGCACCAGATCAGGGTGTACGCCCTCAAGCCGTGACAGACTGCGCTGGCCGAGGATGATGCTCATACACCAGCCTTGAGCAGTATACCGACCAGCAGCAGAATGATTGTGCCGGCCACAGACATACCTATGGTTTCAAGACGCTTCAGCCGCGCGCAGATACTCTCGTACCGGAACGCGCAGACCTGTTCGTGCGTGTTGAGTTGTGCTTGGGTCTGGTCAATAGAAGTCATGATTAGCGTCTCATACTGTTGCGGGATACTTTACCGTATATCGGCACGGGATAACCTTCGGAATAATCAATATCTATCAACGGCTCGCCGGTTTCAGGATCAAAGTCAGGGAACTCAGTCATGCCGTATATGCGCCGCATGGCGTTTTCGTTTTCCGCCTGCGTCATAATGTTTTGCGTCTGCGCGGCAATCTTAGCGGCATCCGAACCCAAGACTTTACCCGCAGCACGAGCGCCAGCGCCCGCTATTCGGCTTCTTTTGCCTGCCTTAGTTTCCCGCAAGGCTGCTTTTTCTACAGCCGCGGCGGCTAATTTCGGGTCAAGCATTTCTGTGGCTATTTCGATAGCTAACTTACGGTCAATTCGACCTTGGAGACGGTTGTAAATTGTGTTCGCAATAGTCGCGGCGCGGTTTAATAGCGCAGGCATATCCCCCGTCTGCGACGCCAATTGAGAAATGCGCGGCGCAGCGGCGGCACCTTTTTTAGCTTGGATAGTTGTTTTAGCTTCACGCGCAAGATCATCACGTATAGCCTTAACAATATCCGCCTGTTCAGGCGTCAATATGTCTGTCAACGCGTTAAACCGCGCTTCGCCAGTAGTCGCGCGCTTTAATGTACCCGCCGCGTCTTTAACCGCAGTGGCGAACACGCCTGCCCGCTCACCGCCGGCTTCTAACGGCGTAGTCAGCTTACCTTCAAGGTACTGGCCGACTTCCATCTGGTTAATCGGTTTGGATTTCGCAGCAAAAGTTGTCCGCGCTTCGCGGTATCCGGGCGCTTTAGACTCCAGCCAATTAACCAACCGCGTTTTTACATTCCCAACTTGTGCCCGTTCGGTAGACGCCAGCGCAGTCTCACCAGTTTTGGTAAGCATTTTATCCAGCGATATTTTAACGTTATGAATATACCTCGTCGGGTTGTTCTCAAACGTCACACCTTGAGATGCAGAAAGACGTGCAGCATCTGGCATCGCTTGTTTGATGTAAGGGTCATCGGCCAACTGCATAAGTTGCGGATCGGCGCGGAATTTCTGCGCTTCTGCGGCGGCATATAATGGGTCTACCGCAGCACTTCGTGCGGTTTTCGCGGCAGCTAAATCTTCTGCCGTTCCACCAACTGTTCGAAGGCTGGCAAGACGCGCGGCTTCGTTCTCGCCGGCGCGGATGAGATTTTCAGACGGCAATGCTTTGGCGCCGGCTTCCCCCATTGCAGCAAATTTGGTGAGGCCCAAAGGTGCTGCTGCCTGCGCTGCTGTCGGTTTGCTGCCGGGCACAATCTCACTGGGCGCGCGCAGTTGAGCGATAAGTTCAGGTGCACGACCTTCGGCGGCTTCCATATACGCCGCCGACTTAGGCGACATAACGTTAGCGATTTTAAGTGGCGCGCGCTCCACGACTTTGGCAGCAGCGCGGCCAGCAGGCTTCAACACATTTACTGGGTTTGTGCGTTGCGCCATTTTATTTAGTACGCCGGCGGTGCCAGTTTTACCTGCCCGCTTGGCAAGACCGGCGCCGCCCGACAGCAACGACGACATATCAGCCGCAAAACCTACTGGGTCAGTCGCAAGTGTGTTTTTAATAGCGTCATATGTACCGTAGCGGTCAGCCATCTGGCCGCCAAACTGCTGCGCTGCACGCATGGCTCGTTGCGCTGCTTTTGGGTTAGCGTCCAAATTATTGATGAAATTATATACGTCTTTGGGTAGCGCCTTTTGCGCGCCCGTCTTCAAACCACCTGCCGCAATATCGAGAAGCGTGCCTGCGGTTTCAACAGGGTTAGTGACAGCGTTGTAAAGCCCAGTTGCAAACTCAGCCGCACTGGAAGGAATATTGGTTACCCCCTCCGCGACGGCGCCAATCAACGAACGCTCTGGCGGCGCTTTTTTTTGCGGTGCCGCGCTTTGACTGGAGCGAACGCGTGCGCGGGCAAGCGCAATCGCGCGCTGCTGCTCTATTGTCATTGCCATAGTTTGCGCTCCGCAGGTGTCATTGCTTTCCATTCTGCCGCAGACACGCCGGGCGGCGCTTTAGTAACCGGCGTTTTTGTTCTGGCGGGCGGAGCCCCTCTTAGCTTAAACGCAGGAAGTTCTTTAACGTCATCGCCGTACTGAATATTGTACACGCGTTCAGCAAGATTGGTTGCGTTGCGGACTTGTTCAATGATACGATCCATCTGCGCGTCAAGAGCGCGGGGTGTCATATTTGCAAGATCAAGGTTAGCGATCATGTCGGCGGCAATTTTCCATTCTTGCACTGCCATGTTTCCGACGGCGCCAGAAGCAGCCGCAGCATCTTTACCCAGCGACGTAACAACACCTTTTAAGTTGCCGAAAAGCGTGTCGGCTTCTCTAGTAGTTCCGCGGAATGAAGGAATGTAATTGCTATACCCAGTAATGGCTTCCTTTTGGTCGTCCGAAAGCATTTTGATTTTATTGGCAATCGAAATAATGCCTTCTTTAGGGTTGTACGCTTTGTCTATAAGCGTCTGCGCTTTGCTGTACGCCTGTGCCACTTCAGTCTTACGTGCAATTTTTTGCTGCGCCGTTACTGGTGCAGGCCCCGCCGCGCGCGCAGCTTCAATTTTTGCCAGTTCCGTATCATATACTTCTTGCTTTGATGGACGCGTCGCGCGCGACGTCGCCGCCACATCTTGCGTGGGTACGCCGTACAGGCCGGGGGCTGGCGACGTCGGGGACGCACTACGGCCATAAGCCTGCTGGCCCACTACGTTTGTCTGCGCCTGCGTATTCCGCATCATCGGCATATCACCACCTAGATTAGCGGTCCGCGATTGCGGTGTTTGCACGGGATTAACCGCCATAGGCTGCTCTTGGCCCATTGCGCTGTCAGCCAGCGATGGTGCGTCAGCTTGCAACGTAATATTGGCCCGACGGAAGGAGTCTACAAGCGCCTGCTTATTCTGCGGGGCTTGAGACGCTAAAAGCTGATCGAAGTCCACTTGCGCCATAACGCCTGTTTCAAACGCAGAGTTAACAATCTGCGACATTACATCTGGCGTCATCTGCGGGGCGCCCATACCGCCGCGCGTGAAAGACGCCGGCGTGTTTTGCATACCCAACTCAGATTGCATTTGGCGGATATGGTCTTGCTGATATGGTGTAAGGGGCACGGAATTTTCAGGGACAAATCTGGCTTCACCAAAATCACCTACTGGCACTGGGCCTGCCGAAGCGGGCTGCGGTGCAGTCGGTGTTCTAGGCGTCACGTCTGGCGCGCCGGCTGCCGGCGCGTTCAATAGCGGCCTTAACCCTTCATTGAGGCCACCTTTTTCAGCCACATAAATCTTATTGTCAGGACCAAAAATAGTTTCTGTTTCCGGCGTTGCTTTTGAATATTTAATTACATCGTCGGCTTTTGAAATAGTCAAAAATTTGGAGTCTTTGTTCCACTCATCAGGGAGGGGCAACTCGTTTTCAAACGGAGGGATAGCCGCAACAATTTCTTGGCGCAAAATGCCATACCGTGCTTTATCCGTAGGGCTAATAGTAGCCAGTCTATCCTTAAATTGCTGCGTTAAATTTTTAAGATACGTTAACGCGGCTTCTTTTTGTGTCGATGTTTGCGTTTCCGCTGCACGCGCTTCTTTAGCCGCTTCAAAAGCCATCTCCTGACGCGTGCGCTCCCCTTGGAGTTGCGCTGCGCGCTGTTGCGTCGCCATGTTCATCATGTTCGCCATCTGCGCGGTCTGACGTGCAGGATCAGGAAGCTGCGGATTGCGCGCTTGAAGTGCTATCATCTGGTTTGCCATATTATTGACCTGTTAAGTTGTAGCGCGTCGCGGAGCCAAAGCCGCCGCCCGGCTTAAAAGTGTTGGTAGGGCTTTCAGGCGCGTTTTCAGTGTAATATTTAATCATTGCGTTCTGCATTGGATAGTTTGTCGCAATACTGCCAACCTGACCAAGAGCGGTGTTAAGCGCATTAGCCTGACCGACGTATCCCGACGCGCGGGCTTGGCCTGCGTTATACAGGTTCGACGCTTCGTTCTGGCCCATCTGACCAGCAGCGCCCGTAAGCACGTTTGCTGACGATTGACCTGAACCCATCAGTGATTGCAGCGGGTTCAGTTTGGCGGCGCGTTCTGTCTGGTAGCGGTTAAATGCGTTCTGATATTCTTGGCTTGCCAAGTCCTGTCCGAAACGCTGCACACCTTTCATAGTGGAGCCGGACAGTAGATTGCCGCGGGCTGCTGCCGACCGCTCAAGCGCCTTCATGCCTTCCGATTGACGGAAAGCATAGCCGGGGTCTTGCTGGAACTGTTCCGTACCAAATGCTTTACCAAGGCTACCGTAGCCAGCAGCGGTCTTGTCGCCGCCGATACCCAGCAACTGCATGATCTCCTGCTGGGCAGTTAGGCCACCTTGACGAAACGGCTCTTGTAAAGCTTTTTGCTCTTCAAACATACGCTGCTGCGCGGCGTTAGCGTCTTGCGACGCTTGGACTTGCGCCCTAGATGCTTTCTTGGATGCGCTGCTAGCCATTAGTCCGCCGCCGACCGATGCTGCGGCGCCGATACCTGCTGCGATTATTGCTGGTGGCATTTTGGTAACTCCATCTTATACAAATCGTACATGGACCCTAGGGTGTATATCATTTCACCTGTGGGTTGCATACCCCCCTTGCGCGCGTACATGTACACGCTAGGGGCGTTGGGGGCAATTCGCGCCCACAATGTTTCAGCACCGTTTTCTACGGCGTAATCAATAGTAAACTGTCGCGCTTTAGCCGCCCATTTACCGCGGCCTTCTGGCAATATCATTACGTGGACTTCGTAAACATTAGGTGACGACCATGCTAGCACATATCCGCCGTGTTCGCCCATTAAAAACCAGTTTTTATCAAACTGAACCGCGTCGGTAAAATCTAATTCGCCTAAACTTACTGGGCCTACAAAGGGACGGACGTCGGGGTGGTTAGCCACACCGTTTATCCGTTCCACATCGTAGCAACGCTCCAGCATTAGCTAACCAGACGACCTGACGCGCGGATGTTGATTGCTGATGCCGTGCCAGCGATGGTGCTGATGAAGCCATTGTTAGGCAGCACATGGCCGACCAGTTCAGGAAACGTATATGTCTCGCCTGCCTGAAGCGTTTTAGACTTGACAATCAAGTTGTCGTTGCCCGCGGTACCCGCAGCCGTCACAAGGTTGACGCTGATCGTCGCCGCGCTGACGCTGTAGTTAGTCGCGGTAAACTTGTCGATGATCGTCTGCACGCCGTTCGACGTGTATTGTGTTGTCTGCGTAGCCTCTGCCGTCTTGGCGGGGATGATGTTGCTAATTGATACGGCCATGTTAAACTCCTATTGCTCAGTCTGCGTTACAGCTAGTATAGCAGCAGGCGCGGCTGGCGCAAAGGCTGTTGCTGCTACCGTTGCGATGCTGACGTTGGTGCTATCAGATGCGTACATGACTTCGATATAATCCCCGGCAAGAAGTGAAGCGACCTCGTTCAGTGTCACCACCAAGTACCCGTTGTTAAGCGTAATAGACGCAACACGGGCTGAATTAGGGAAGTCGGTCGTACCGTTCTTGCGTAGCCAAACCCATATAGATTTCTGCGAAGAGTTAGTCGATGTAATCTGTACTGATACTGCGAGGTTATACAGCCCTGCTTGGGCAACGACGATACGTGATGTAGGCGCCCCCCGCGACACGCCGCTTGCGATTTCGGTATTGGTGAACGTCAGCGCATAGGCGGTATTGGTGGCTGCTGGCGATTGGGTATCTGTTTTCGTAAACTCGCCGTAGTATAGCTGCTGCTCAATAGTAGGCCGCACAAAAATGATGCCATCGGTTGTACCAACCTTTAGAACCGCTGCCACAGGTATGACGTTATTAGGTGCTGTAGGTTCTACGTTTGTGAACCCACCCGCAACAGTTGGAGATG